AAGCTCTGTTGGCCACACCCAAGAATGAGTAAGCCGCTTGTAGACCGTATTCATTCAATTCATAACCGTTTAATGAATTTCCTGATGCGTCTGTGTAGAATTTCGGATCTCCGAAAGTCTCTGTTAATTCTCTTTGAGATGAGATCAAGAAAGCAGTGTTGGCGTTTGCAGTTTGTGTTCCTGTCGCTGTGCTGTCGCCTGCTCCGTTTGTCTTATCCTGTCCTGATGCTACTATGAATAGTGGTGTTGTACCCGCATCTGATGGTACATAAAAGCTCTCGTTTATTACTGAAACTTCTACTCCTGGTGATGTTAATGCCATTTTACGTGTTCTCCTTGCAAGTTATTACGTATACGAATGTATTTAGTGAATCCTTCCGTTTTAGTGGTAAATTCCTGCATTTCTGAGGTACCTATATAGGCGACGTAAATAAGCATATGCCTTACAGAAACAGACCATTGTGCAAAGAATGTAAATCAAAGCCCAGGGCCTATGCCTATAAGAAAGGTACAACTATCTACTGGCGTAGCCTGTGTGATACCTGCAACCGAAAGAAGGCCGGAAAGAAGGTAGGTGGGGTCACTCCGTTACAACGTTCAGGTTATAAAAAGAAGAAAAAGTGTGAGCTGTGTGGATTCAAAGCACAGCAGTCTGATCAGTTGGACGTGTTCTTTGTGGATGGGAGTATGAGGAATACTACGGCTACTAACTTAAAAACTGTTTGCGCCAATTGCCAAAGGTTGGGCAGTGTCCGTAGATTGGGATGGCGTATTGGTGATCTTGTTGCCGACGATTAGGTCATCAACTTGCTGGTACAATTCTTCTAGTGTCCCGTCGTTCTTAACAACATAATCAAAATCTGATTTTGCCCATGCATATTCTGAACTGTGTATTCCCACCGGCATTATGTTTCCTTCCACGTAGTTTGTGAACCAGTCAGGATCCTGTCCTCTTTTTACAAGTATAATTTTACCACCGGACTCTCTGATTGTTTTGATCTCATTCTCGAATCTAGTATCGGAAATAACTGTGGGTTCGCCTTTGTATCTAGCTAGACAGCTGTCAATCCATATGGCATCGTGCATACCTTGTCGCATCACTTCTGTGCCAAAGTGTTGTAGCACCCAACGAGGTGTTACATCTTTGTTAAACTTTTTACTCCAGAAGGCATCGGGCTGTTCTCTCCAAGATCTACTCTCATCGGTTTTGCCTTCAAGCATTTCCCTGTCCCAGTTGAACATAGAACTTACTGCATCTTTCAAACTTTTTGCGAATGAATCTTTTTTAAATGAATACTGTGTGACCAGTCTTTCTGCAACCGTGTCTTTACCAGAACCTATTAAACCTACTACACCTATTAACATAGATTTATTATACTATTTTTTTAAACGTTTTTCAATCTCTTTTTTGACTTTGTGAACTGATGTTAATACCAGTTTACGTACACCCGGTTTCTTTTCTTTAAGGGCGTGTATGGCAACATTTTCTAGATCATCAACCATGTCGGCTAATTCCTCTAAGGTACATTTATTAATTTTTTTGTATCGAGAATCTTTCATGACACTCGTATTTAAATGGAGTTTGGTATCAATTAACCAATAACAAAACTGTGTGGTGTGCCACCTTCTTGGAAGTTACCAATCTCTGATTCTAATCTTTCCATCTCTGCCTGGCCCTCATTCTTGAGTGCATCACCGTTAAGTGTTGTTCCGCCTTGTGGTCCTGCGATGGTATTGAACTTGCCTCTTGCTTCTCCTAACATTACTTTGGATACTGCAAGTGTGTAATCTCTAATCCATGGTTTTGAATAGATATCTTTGAACAGTGTGATGTCTGGTCTGAAGTTGTCAGTGTGCATAAGGACTGTTTCGTTATCAGCTCTAGGTCTCTGTGTTATTGTTAATTTTTTAGTTGCAACATCAAAATGGAATTGTATGAAACTTCCAAACATCTTACCTACTAACTCTTGGTATGATGCAAACGCATAGTAAGTGGCCAATCCACCGGTTGCACCTGCTCTCAAAAGATATGTGTTTGTGTAGGCTAGATTGAAAGGTTCAAACAATGTTCCGCCTTCTCCGCCTGCTGTTCTTGATCCAACAGTTCTTCTGTTTAAATTTCTTACATTGATCACCTCATCTGGTAAAATATATGAGTTCTGATCTTTCTTCAATTCAAGGAAAGCATACGATTCTTCCACAGCGTTTGATGATCTTTGTCTAAATTTATTGACTGCTCTTTCCAGCGCCGTTTGATAGTGTTTAGGGTCTAATTCAACGTCAATCATACCATCACCGAGGTTGTTTTTAACGTAATCGAATATCTCTTGTTGACCTGTTTGTAGTTCTGACATACACATATTTATAGTCGTTGTGCATTCAATAAATATGTGTGATATGCCAAGATTATCCATTTTCAAGCCTGAAAAGGGCAACGACTACAAGTTCTTCGATCGTAACATCAAAGAGATGTTCACTGTGGGTGGAACAGACCTACACTTCCACAAATATCTAGGTCCATATGATCAAGGCGATACAAATAAAGATGGTCCAGCGTCTCCGACTAATCCCCAGTATTCAGGTGACACATTGAACGAAAGGACCATACAGGATTTACTATTTCTAGAGAACAGGGACAGGAAATATGCAGATGACATCTATGTTATAAGAGGAATATACAATGTGCAAGATCAAGATTTTAACTTGTCGCAGTTTGGAATGTTTCTACAGAACGACACACTATTTTTAACTGTACATCTAAATGATATCGTAGAAAGAATTGGAAGAAAACCCATGTCAGGTGATGTTATCGAACTGCCTCATATGAAAGAAGACTATTCATTAGATGAAAGCATACCAATTGCACTTAAAAGATACTACGTTGTCGAAGATGTAAACAGAGCGGCGGAAGGATTTAGCCAGACCTGGTGGCCACATCTGTTAAGATTAAAAATGAAATCACTAGTCGACTCTCAAGAGTACAGAGATATATTAGGTGATGCAACAGACACAGGTTCACTTGCAAGTTATATGTCGACATTTAATAGAGAAAAAACTATCAATGATCAAGTTGTTAAACAGGCAGAAGAGGATTCTCCCAAAGCAGGATTTAACTACAAGCAATACTATGTTGCACCTATAGATGAGAGAGGAAATATTAGAACTGATAATGTTAATGAAACAGATAGAGTCAGTTCAGACAAACCTATCAATGCTGTAATAGATTCTCCAGCAAGTTCACACTACGGATTCTATCTAGACGGAGACGGTGTTGCACCAAATGGAGCACCGGCAGGGTTTGGAATCAGCTTTCCGAATTCAAACGTAGACAAAGGTGACTATTTCTTGAGAACAGATTTCTTACCAAACAGATTGTTCCGTTATGATGGAACCAGATGGGTCAAGATAGAGGATTCTGTAAGAATAACTACAACAAACAACGATTCAAGAGCAAACTACAAAACAAGTTTTGTTAACAATACAACAAGTTCTACTATTAATGGACTGACGACTGAACAAAGGCAGTCGTTAACAAATGCATTAAAACCAAAGGCTGACAATTAAAAATGCTACACTTTTACGAAGGACAGATTAGAAAGTTTTTAACTCAATTTATTAGAGTATTGAGTAATTTCTCTGTAGAAACAGGTAGAGGAAAAGCTGATACTATAAATTTAAGAGCAGTTCCTGTTGTGTATGGAGACCCAACAAGACAGGTTGCAAATATAATTAGGAACAATTCTGAGAATGCATTACAGTACGCTCCGAGGATAGCGGCCTATGTCAGAGAACTGAATTACGACAGAGAAAGGATGCAAAATCCATATCACATTGAGAAACAACATTTGAAAGAAAGAGATGTAGATTCAGACGGAAACTACACAAATCAGTTAGGTGCAGGATACACAGTTGAAAAAGTTATGCCATCCCCCTTCAGACTAGAAGTGACTGCAGACATATGGAGTTCAAACACAGATCAAAAATTACAGATTTTAGAGCAGATTTTATACCTTTTCAACCCGGATTTCGAGATACAGAAATCAGACAACTACATTGATTGGACCAGTTTAAGTTATGTGGAATTAACAAATATAAGTTTTAGTTCTAGAACGATCCCAGTCGGTGCTGACACAGAAATAGATGTAGCAAGTTTATCGTTCTCAATGCCTATATGGTTGTCACCACCTGTAAAAGTCAAGAAATTAGGTGTTGTACAGAAAATTATCATGAGTGTTTACGACGACGATGGTGGAATGGCAAAAGGTTTAATAGACGGATCTTTAATATCGAGAAGTTTTATCACACCAAACAATTTTGGATTGTTAGTATCAGGTAACCAATTAAGATTGTTAGGAACAACAGGAGTAAATGTCAAGTCAGGAGGTGACGGATTCTACACAGGAGCCAAGGATCCAGGCCTAGCAGACCCATTTGAAGCATTCGGTCCTGCAGTAAATTGGAAAGTATTATTGGAGCAGTACGGTAAGGTTACTAACGATACATCACAGATTAGACTTACTCAACCAAACGGTGACGAAATTGTTGGAACAATAGCAACAACAACACTAGATGATACTATCCTACTGTTTAATATTGATGCAGACACTATACCTGCCAACACACTGACCTCTGTTTTAAAAATTATTAATCCATTAACATTTGCTCCGACATCGCCACAGAATGGAGACAGGTATCTAATAATAGATCAGATAGGTGATTCGACAGCGACTGTTCAAAGTTCCACTTGGGGAACACTGATTGCCAGTGTAGGTGACATAATAGAGTACAACAGCACATCGAGTAAATGGGTGAAAGTGTTTGATGCATCAAATCCAGATTCAACACAGCACTATATTACCAATGTAAACACAGGTATTCAGTACAGATTCAACGGAACCGAATGGGTGAAATCCTATGAAGGCGTATACACACAGGGTAATTGGTCTATTGTCATAGAAGGTGGTGCAGATAATGGTTATGACCCTAGTGTTGATGCAACAACCCCTTGATAAATCACAATAAATCTGTTACAATATAATATGGAAGATAATATTATATGCTCTGGTGCATTCTTTTATAGTACATCTACTAAACGATTTCTTTTCCTGCAACGTACTTCAGAAAAAACCAAAGGAATGTGGGGATTAGTCGGTGGAAGAACAAAATACACAGAATCTGCATTCGATGGCTTGAAAAGGGAAATAAAAGAAGAAGTAGGAGTAACTTCTAAATTTAAAAAAATTATTCCTCTAGAGATGTTTACTTCAAACGATCAGAAGTTCTTCTTCCACACTTATCTTATTGCAATAGAGAATGAATTCTTGCCTAAATTAAATAACGAACACTCAGGCTACTGCTGGACTGCGTTTGAATGTTGGCCCAAGAACTTACACATGGGTCTTAAGAATACACTGAATAACAAAGCCATTAAAGGGAAGTTACAGACTATTTTAGATCTGATAACTTAATTAACCAGCACTAATTTTTACAGTACCGCTGTCGTTCCAGAGTTGACCTGCATTACTAGGATCGCTTGTCGGCAAGTCCGTTGCCATTACTTTTCCGGAATTATTGATCATCAATGTACCGTTGTCGTCTGGTAGGTCTATGTTTCTTTTCGTAGTTGATGTACCCGACACGAAAGTTTTTTTACCGTCTTCTGTCTGCCACACGAACGGAACGTCACGGTGTGCGTAGATGGCATTGTTGGAGATAGTCAATAGAGGTTTGTGCTGTCCGTCTTTTCTACCTATTATCTGTATTACACTTTGGTCTGCACCTTTCTTGTTGTCCTTGATGCTACCTTTGATCGAGCCTATTCTGATGTCTTCGCCGGCATCGTTTTGACCTTTGAACTCTAACCAAGTATCTGCGTTTATCTCGATGTTACCACTTACTTTTATACTCATGTACGTATTTAGTTACAAGCCAAAAAAAAAAGGCCTGGTATTTCTACAAGGCCTTTTGATTCTATTAAAAAGTAAAAATATTTATTAGTTGTTTGTCCTCACGGCACAATTTACCAATTTAATTTCTGTATCAGTTGAGCTCTCTAGTGCTCTACCAATAACGTTAAATGGTGAAATTGATTCGCCGGTTGCAACTGCTCTCGCACAACCTTTCGTTGATGATGAAACTAATCTTTGACCTTTAGTTACAGCACCTATTACTCTAACCGGAGTTCTTCCAGTCATTGCAACATAAGGATGTGATTCGTTGTTACCTGCCTGTGCGTTCATGGCATATGCTGGTTGATCAGATATAACACCAAACACTTGATCAGATAAATCTGAAATTGTCTCTGTGATCTCTGCGTCACCGCCTACCATTACTACTGCACCTGCTGACATAGGAGCGTCTGCTTCGAAACGCTCGGCAACGTCCGCGTACTGGGCCGAAGTTGCTAGGGCGTGTAAAACATTACATCTCATGTCCACTAGGTTTGTTTCTGTTGCTGTTACTTCAGATGGGTTATCAGTATCAGTACCTCTCGCCGCTCTCAATGCCGTCCAGGCACCACCCGCGTTACCGTGGATAGTTGTTCCGTCATCTGCAAAGCCTTCATCCCATACCCAAAACAAGTCTTGTTCTGTTAGTGTTGAAGATGTACCTCTGTTCACAATCAATCCCGAATATGCAGGCATACCTGCGTTGGCAGAAATGTTTCTGTTCACCTCAATCATGTTGTCCTCAATTCTAAGTGTTGTTGTGTCTATCGATGTACTAGTACCTGAAACAGTTAAACTACCTGTTACTGTAAGGTCACCGTTTATAGACAGTCCATCGTCTGTGAATGTTCCTTCTGTGTTGCCGTTACAAGTTACTGTAACTGCACCGTCTGTTACTGTGATGTTGTCGTTACCAACTGTCAATGCAGTCTTGCCAGATAGCTGGTCGTCAACGTATTTTTTATTAGCCAATTTCGCATCTGCGTTTGGCGCCGTAGTGTTATCCAACGTGATAGAAGAAATACCTGTTACAGCATTTGTTGATGCAACTACTGCCACATCTCCTACTTCCAGACCGTTGTTAACTCTAAAGTTTCGTGTTGTCATGGTTCATTATCCCTCATGTTTATTGTTAACATAGAACATATGTCCTACAGGTGTATTTATTGAAAATTTTTGATTAGTTTGCTAGTAGATTGACTCTATATGCACTACAAGTAGTAGAAGCACCGGATGTCGATGACGCCAACAGTTGTGCAGTTGCTTCTTCGTCGTCCTTGAAGCCAGCAGTGAATTCTAATTGATCTGTGTTTTTGGTGCTTACATGTCCCATTGATGCCAAAGATATGTCTCCGTCTCCACCTACTGCCACGAACACTTCCGATATAGAAAATGCACCCTCGCCTGCGTTCTTACCTACCACATATACTAATGCTCCGTTTCCTTTTGTAGTAGTATCCAAGTCAACTATCGCAGTTGCAGTGGATGATATTGTAGTTGGTGCAATGGCTTCTGTGTTGCCGTAAGTGCCAGCATCAGACACCATTGTATCTTTCAAACGTATGATGTTTGCAGTAACTCTTGTGTTTGGTTCGAAACTTGCAACAGATACAACCAAGTTGCTTCCTGATATTGCCGCGGACACTGTCAGCAGTGTGTCGTTGCCTGTACTTACACCACCATACTGCACAAGGTATGCATCGGTGCCATCATGAACAACCATCACCTCGAAGTTTTCAACTTCTGTTTTTGAAGCGTTATTGACTGAGAAGAAATATTTTGCACCTCTGTAAGTTGCATGGGCAACTGTGTCAAATGCCTCACTTGCACTGTCAACGTCGGCGTTCACAATCAGTTGTGTGTTTCCTGACGTTGTGTTTGCTGAGTTGTCGCCTAGTCCTATTTTCAAGAATGTAGTACTGCCACCGATTGCATCTATGGATGAATCAGCCGATGTCATCTCTCCTTTGATCAGCACCAACGATCCCGAAACATCTGCAGTGAATACAGGAAAGGGTAGTGAATCTGAATTGTTTATACCAACAGCGGATATGAATGCTTCTGAGTCATTGTGCACCACTGAAATTTTTTGAATGTTTGCTATGTCGTTCTTGTAATCGTTTGTGCAAACATAATACAAGACACTGTCCTGCCATGTGAGATCAAACTTGTCGATCGTTCTTGGTCTGTTTAAATATAGTCTTTTGTCTTTCCTTGCAACAGCATCTGTTAGGTCTGATGCCGCTGGATCCCCCACCGTACCAAATGATAAAGTTCCCGATCCGTCTGTGACAAGTGCGTTTCCATTGCTTCCGTCTGCTGTGGGAAGTGTGTAAGCACTGTTAACTGTGATCCCTGTTGTGGCGATCGTGCTGTTGAATGTCGCGGCACCCGCCGCACTCATGTCTAGTGTTAATGCTGTAATTTGCGATCCACCATCACTACCTCTTAATTGTATGTCTGCGTCAGCTACAATAGTTCTAATTTGCAATGTGTTTGATGAATTTTCAAATTTGGCAACAGATGTTCCAGCATTAATCAATTCAACGGCACCAGAAGCAACATCTAATTTAATATTACCAGTGCTATCTATACGTGTAATTCCACTAGATGATATTGTTAAGTCAGTTCCATCACCCTCAATCTTTTCTCCATCATCACCGAATGTGATTCCAATATTGGCCGGTATGTTGACATCAGCACCTGCCGTTAAATTTATATCACCTGTACCTGTTGGATCTATTGTGATGTCAGCGTTTGAACCATTAGATACAATATCATTTGTTGTAACAGAAGTTGCTGTTAGTGTTCCTGTTACCGTTGGTGTTGAAATTGTTGGACTTGTTATTGTTTTATTTGTTAAAGTCTGTGTTGCGTCTAATAAAGCAATATTAGATGTGTTAGATAAATCTGTACTTGCGATTGTAATATTAGCACTACCATTAAATGATTGACCAGCAATCGTTCTTGCTGTAGCAAGTGTTGTAGCTGTATCAGTATTACCTGTTACATCACCTGTTACATCGCCAGTAAATCCTGAAGCAGTTACAGTAGAATTAAATGTGGCCGCACCCGCCGCACTCATGTCAAAAGTTAATGCTGTAATTTCTACTCCACCGTCTTGACCTTTAAAGATTAAATCTTTATCAGAAACTTTTGTATGTAAGATAACATCACTTGATGAATTGTGAATACGCAACAATTCTGTTGTATTATCTTTATATTGAATACCGTTGTCAGCATTATCGGCGTCTAATACAATAAGTGAAGCCGAATCTACTAATACGCCACCTGCTGATGAAGTAACTTTTATTGCAGGACCTGTAGCCGCGGATGAGGTTAAATTTAAAAATCCAGTTGAAGCAACGGTTAAATTTGTACCATCACCTTCGATCTTCTCACCATCATCACCAAATGTCATTCCAACGTTTGCTGGTACATTGATGTCTGTTGTAGCTGTCAAGTGTAAATCATTAGATGAGTTTATTGTTAAGTCAGTTCCATCTCCTACAATATTTTCTCCAGCATCACCAAGCTGTAGGATACCATTGTTGGGTAAGATAACATCATGGTTGAAAGTGGCAGTACCCGCCTCACTCATATCTAATGTTAAAGCTGTAATACTTGCTCCGCCATCATTACCAGCAAATGTCATATCGGCATTAGAAGTAGCTGTTCTTATTCTTAAACCACTTGAAAGATTAAAAAATTGTGCAAAAGTTGTTGCATTTTTCATTAAAGCAACTTCTCCATAAGCACTATCTAATTTAATTGATCCAGTTCCATCAGTACCATTAGCGTCTAAAGTAATAGCACCAGCAGAAGTTAATTTAATACTATCTGTGGCAGTACCATCTGAAACTATGTCTAAATCGCCATCTGCGTTTGAGAAGATATGTGTTCCTGTATCATTGAAATTTAATTTGTTTGTAGAGTTTAAAGTCACACTCTGATCTGCGTTTACTGTAAGGGCTGTTGATCCACCTGTGGCAACAGTTATAACATCTGATCCTGAGAAAGTGATCGATGTGTTGGTGTCACCATCGCCCGCTATTGAATCTAGCTGTAATGATCCCACGTTTGTGAAGTTTGAATCACCCAGGTCCAGTGTTCCTGTTACGGTTAGGTTTCCTGTTATGTCTGTGTTGGCATTTAATTTTA